TCGCCAGCGAGATCGGTGATGTGTACGTCTGGCCGTTCTGCCCGACTGTGCCGATGCTGGAGGCGCTGGAATGGTTCAGCGATGTCATCACCTCGCACAGCGGCCTTGATGCTCGTGCGCGCTACCGGAACAAGCCACGTCGGACGTATGAGGTGCGCGCGGTGCTGAAGCATCCCGACTACACCCGCGCGGCCAACATCCTGTTCGACGGTGCCGCCTACCCGTGGGCCATGCCGATCTGGCCCGAGCGCACTGTGGGCGTCGATGTCACGGCGGGCGCGGGTAGTCTCACCGTGGACACCGACACCGCCACCTACGACGACGACGGGTTGGCGATCATCTGGCAGTCGCCTACCGCGTGGGAGGTGGTGGACATCGCCACCGTGGGCAGTGGTAGCCTGACGCTATCCGGCACGGCGGTTGCCAGCTACACGGATGCACGGATCATGCCGCTTCGGCTTGGACGCATCCAGCAAGTGCCGACGAGCGTTACCAACCGCAGCATCGGCAGTGTGCGCTTCCTCTGGATCAGCGACGACAACGTGCGCTGCGACTCGACAGCGCCGCAGCAGTACGAGGGCAATGACCTGTACTTCGAGTGCCCGCTACTGGACGGAGACGGCGTGCAGGACGGCTACCAGACGCGCATCGACGTGATGGACGAGATTACCGGCATCGTGGACACCAAATCGCCGTGGACCGCGAACCGACGCACCCGGCAACACAAAGTGTTCGGCAAGGACCGCGCAACCTCCTGGGACTACCGGCAATGGCTGCATCGTCGCGCCGGACAGATGCGCGCCTTCTGGATGCCAACCTTCTCCCGCGACGTGCGCCTGGTATCAACCGGCGCGCTCGGCACCACGATCAACATCCACGATGACGGCTACGAGTCTCGTGAACATATCGCGGTGCGGACAACGGGCGGTACCTGGCTCACGCGCAACGTGACCGGCATTGCGCGGCTGGACGCGAACACGCTGCAACTCACGCTGGCGACCTCGCTCGGCATCGACGCGACTGACGTGGACTTGATCGCCTACCTGATCCTGTACCGGCTAGCGGCGGATCGCGTGGAAATCGAGCACATGGGCAACGAGCAGACAATGCTGATGGTGCCGACTGTCGAGGTGCCCGCATGAGGATCGAACTGTACAAGATCGTGATCGACGAAAGCTCGGATGGCACGGCGTACCACTACACGAACAGCGATACCGCATTCGACCACGATGGCGACACCTACGAACTCGCAGCCATCGGGCGCGGCGACATGGTGCAGGGCAACGAGATCAACCGGCAGGACGTGCAGATCCGGGTGCCGTTCGATAACCCAGTGGCGGCGATCTACCTGGCTGACACACCGGACGTGGTGGCGACGGTGACGATCTTCCGGGTGGAGGATGCCGACGAATCCGATCCAACGGTGCTGACCTACTGGAAAGGCCGCATTGCCGCCACGCGCGCCGAGGGTCAGCAGATCGTGCTGGAATGCGAGTCGGTGTTTACCTCGATGCGCCGCACCGGGGCACGGGCGCGATATCAGGCGCAGTGCCGCCACGCGCTGTACGGGACGGCGTGCGGCGTCAACCGGGCGTCCTACGCAGTGGCCGGCACGGTGTCCGCCGCCGATGGCACGGCGCTCACGGTGACGGGTGCGGACGGTCAGGTAGACGGCTACTTCGTCGGCGGCATGATCGAGTTCGGCGGCATCTTCCGCTTCATCGTCGGGCACACCGGTACCAGCATCACGCTGTGGCGCGACATGCCGGATCTTGCGGCGACGGATGCGGTGACGCTGTACCCCGGCTGCAACCGGACGCTGGCGCAGTGTGACGAGCGGTTCAGCAACTCCATCAACCACGGCGGCTTTCCGTGGCTGCCGACTTCCAATCCATTCTCGTTCATAAACATCTACTGATATGTGGAACCTGATACTTACTTGGATCGCAACCGCCGTCATCGCCTACGCGCTGCGGCCAAAGCCAAAAACCAGCACGCCGACACCGGCAACCATCGCGGACTTCGACGTGCCCACCGCAGAGGACGGGCGCGAGATCCCGGTACTGTTCGGCACGCGCGAGGTGCAGGGGCCGAACGTTGTCTGGTACGGCGACATGCGGACGGAAGCGATCAAGGCAGAGGTGGGCAAGAAATGATCGTCACGGTGAGCCATGTGCGGCAGGCGAAATACTGCATGGTCGGCGCGCGGCGATTCTTCAAGCGGCACGACCTCGACTGGTCGGACTTTCTCAAGAACGGCATTCACGAAGACGCGCTGAAGCAGACAGGAGATGCAATGGCGCTCAAGGTGATCGAGGTGGCGCGTGGGCGATAAAAGCGAATCAGTCACAGTTGGGTTCAAGTACTTTCTTGGCGCACACATGGGCCTCGTCCACGGCCCCGTGGACGTGCTTCAACGGATACGGGTGTCAGACAAGGTTGCATGGCTTGGTGGCCTGGAGGAAAGTGATTCAGTCTTCATCGATCAAGAAGAACTGTTCGGAGGCGATGGCGGTGAGGGCGGCATCAGTGGCACGTTCACGTTTGCCAATGGTGATCCTCTCCAGCTTCCATCGTCGTATCTGCAAGGAAATCTCGGTACGCCGCTTCCGGCTTTTCGCGGCGTTACTTGCGGCATCTTGGAGACGATGTACATCTCCTCCAACAACCCCTATCTCAAGCCGTGGTCGTTTATTCTCACACGCACAGATGTGACAACGCGTGGCGAAGAACAGTGGTATGTTGCTAAGGCGCGAATCCCAGCTGTGTATGACTTTGAGGTTACTTGTAATCCTGGCGGGGCGATTGAGCCGACATCCGAACCTGAGCTTGGTTATGTAGACACTGGCATCCCGTGTGGCGGCGGAACAGACGGCAACATTGTCGGAGACGGTGACTTTAGGGTTTATTACGACGGGGCGCTGAACGACAGCACCGTGCCTGATGAGTGGCAGTTAGTGACAAACGATTACCGTGTGTCTGGGGTGTTTTCTGCTTTGGCGGTGCAATTATGCGGCCAGTCCTCGCCAAATAAAGTGGCCGCAAGGAGACCTTATAGCTCCGAGAACGGTGAAGGCATTGCTTGTCCATTAGGTTCAACCGCCGTTATTTCTTTCGATTCAGGCAGCATAAATCTTGCTAAGTGCTACATAATTCCGGAAGAACCACCACCGCCAGAACCACCGGAAACAGTAACAACCTGCGCCCACAAATGCCTGGACATGAACCCGGCGCACATTATTCGCGAATGCCTAACAGACAAAGAATGGGGGATGGGATACGCGGATGCGGATATTGACGACGTTGCGTTTACTGCGGCTGCCGATACGCTGTTTGCAGAAGAAATGGGTATCAGTCTTTTGTGGCAACGCGAGAACACCATCGAGGCATTCGTGCAGGACATCGTGCGCCACATCGACGCCGCGCTATATGTAGACCGGCGCACTGGAAGATTCGTGCTGAAGTTGATTCGAGACGACTACTCCGAAAGTGATTTGATTACGCTCGGGCCAAATGAGATCGAGCGGGTGGAGAACTACAAGAGGCCAGCGTTCGGTGATCTGGTCAATTCCGTAACCGTCGTTTACGACGAATGCCAGGATGGCAAGTTTCTGGAGCTAAGAGAATGAAGTCGAGTGTAACGCTACAGGAACTCGCGCTCGTCCAAATGCAGGGCGGAACCATCGGCGCAACGGTGGAATATCCCGGCTTCAGCAACCGCAGGAACGCCGAACGGGCCGCGCAACGGGATCTGCGGGCAATGGCAACGCCGCTTCTTTCCTGCACGATCTACTGCGGCCAGGAAGCGGCAGACCTCGACATTGGCGACACCTTCAAATTTGAATGGCCGGATTACCACGAAGGCGCGATTGTCATGCGCGTCACCGGCATGGCGTTCGGTGACGGGCGCACGGATCGCGTTCGCATCGACTGCGTGCAGGACGTGTTCGCGGCACCGCTGGAGTCGATCTTGAGCGAGGACCGCGGCTCACTGTGGACGAACCCGAGCCGGCCACCGGGCAACATCGAGGAAGGCGAGGCGAGCGTCAGCAGCGATAGCGATCAGTTGATAGCGGCGACCACGCAAATCGCCGTCGAGATGCCGTACCGCAGGCTGATCGAAGTCGTGGGGTCGCGCCTGATCGATGACTACCTGGCCGAGACCCCTGACGTCGGCATCCTGCAAACCACCGGCAAGCGCCCGTTAAGCGGCTTGCAGGACGATGGCACTTTCTTCGGCAACGCGATCAACGCGCTGATTTACGTCGATGCTGGCTCCGGGTACGTCCAGCGCGGCGCGGCTTCGTTTGCGCCGTTTGCGCGGCTTGCGGACGACGTCATGGACAGCATCAGCGGCAGCACGGTCACCTTTGGTCGCGGCATCCTCGACACGGTGCCAATGCCGCATTTGGCGGGTGCGTCCATCCTGTTCTGGCAGGGTTTCGCCGGTACGAATAATACGGAGTACGAGGCCACCGAGTCGATCAACGTCAAGCTGCAACCGCGCAACAACAGCGGGACGGCATCACTTGCGTCTGCGATCCCGATGCCGCTCACGTTCGATTCGCGCGCGATCAGGCCGTATCCACCAGGGAACGTGAAGATCAACGGGGTGGCGTATCCGGAAACGGATCTGGGAAGCGATCCGCTCACAATCACTTGGTCGCATCGGGATCGCTTGCAGCAAACGGGCGCGACCTTTGAGGATACGACGGACGGCAACATCGGTCCGGAATCGGGGACGACATATTTCCTTGAGGCCAGCAGTCCGTCAGGAGATGTGGTGTTCTCCACGCAGGTCGGGTCAAGCACAGAACTAGTTGGCGGTGATCTTTCCCTATCGATGCAGACGGTCACGGTTTCCTATCAAGAGAAGCCAATGTATGTCCATTTCGATGGGACGTACTTCTATCAGGAATACCTGAGGAGTGGTCGCTGGATCATCAGAAGGGCATCGGCACTTAGCGCAGACGCCGCAGACCTTCGATGGGAACTGGTGAGCGATAGCGCCGTAGAAAGGATGAAGGGCAGGGAGGCGGACGGGGCAAACGGCGCGCGCCGCTACACGGTTGGCGAAATCGCGTACCTCACACATTCCGGCACCACATACTCTCTGCGGCTGTTTGGCCGCAGCCCTGTTTCAAACGATATTTCTCCGGACCCATATACGGACTACATTGCGGCCTCTTTGTATGACGACACCGATTCATATAACTCTGGCACCGTTCCTGGCGCATCCGGGGTGATCGGATGCCACGCCATTGGCACAAAATTCTATGTGGTCAACTCAAGCAAGCAGGTATGGAGCAAAGACATATCCGGCGGTAGTGGCGTTGCCGAAGCATGGGTGGCCGAGTCCAGTTTTGTCATTGACAGGACGCTGACCGACAAGTGCATGACGAAGTTTGCGACCATCAATGGAATTCACTACCTGCTATATCATGTGCAAGCGCAGGCCGACTGCGGGCTTTTCCGTTCAGCCGATTTCATCACCTGGACGATCTGCCCGGGTACGTCGATGGGCAACCTTGGGACGTTCAGCTTCTCTGCATTGCGGCCTTGGGACTTCGCTGGCACAGAAGACGAGATTCTTTTGACATGCTATGCCAACGACGCCGGAACAGATAAAGGCGTTGTTCTCAGATCGACGGACGGCACGAACTTCACGACAGTCGATGAAGAGGCGGCATTCTTTTTGTCGCCGGGACTGCCGGATCTTCCGACGAGAGGGTTTGTTGCCGAGAAGCAAGGTGGCAAAAGTGTATTTGCCGGGTTCTCACTGGGAAGCTCGATCTGGTATCAGACGAAATACTGGGTGCGCGTCGATGGCGAATGGGGGGATATATCAAGGAACTACCAGTTCCCGAGACTGGCCTCCGTAAACATGGCGATTGGCAACGGCGAAGTGTTGAAGGACTATCAGCAGATCGTCTATGAGGAGGCGTCATCAGAGGTCTTCATAACAGAGGGCGACACCGAGGCGGTCGTCGCCTTTGATACCGTTGAGGATGGCTACTACGAAATCCGCCTCTGGTCCGTCCGCGACGGCTACTCATCCTGGCAGCAGCACGTCATCCCGGTGCTGCGTGCGCCGTTGCCGGTGGAGTCGAGTTCATAGATCGTGAGCGAGTTCGTTTCGGAAAGCGAATCTGAAGGCGTCAAACCTGTCTAAAACTCCAACCACCACCCCCCCACCGGAATGCGGCCTGCAGCGGGGTGGGGGAGCGGATTCATTTAGACGATTGGCATTCCGTTGGCTTGTGGCCTTGCGCGTTTGCGCCTGATCGCGCTTT